ACGGGTATTTGGTAAACTCTCCGTCACCAACAATTGCATTTTTGACAACCAGCGTATCTAACGTAGGAAAATCATTAACTAACTCTTGAAATCCTATCCCACATTTTCGCATTAATTTAGTTATATCCTTCGATTCCGGTTTCATGACTCTGGTATATAATTGTTCAGATAAAGCAGCTTTTTCAACATTGACCTTTGAGACAAGATATGCGTGCATAAATCGCAAGAAGTTGTACGCCACCACATTGGTTCCCATGGTATCGTAAACATTTCCTATGCACGAAAGAATTTGATCAAGAATGTCTCTATCAGGATTACTACCAAAGGCAATTCTATGATAATACGTCTCAACAGGTCTATATGGAACAACAGGAGGCATTATTAAATTAGGTCGAACCATATGAGGTGGAAGCTCAATAAAGTATTTCTTTAAAAATACTAAGCCTTTACTTTTTAGTCCTCCAAACGAATCTGAGACACTAAGGTACTCACAATTAGGTCTAACATCTCGAGATTTCAGATCAAAAAAATTATATAAAAAGTTAACGAATGTATCCTCACTGATAATGTGATGCAGTTTTTTAATGGTTCTGAGGATATGATCATCCCCATAAATCACCATATTGATCCACAATTTTCTACAACATCTATCTATTTCTATCCTATGCCCCGGATTCTTTTCCCAGACTGATTGTATAAAAAGTGAGAACATTAACATCATTATCCAGGAATCACCATGAGAAGTTATATAAGAACCTGATGGCATTGCTCCTTTGATTATTCTCCACTCTTCTCCAAACAAGTGCGTAGCTCGGGCAGCAATTGCTTCGAGACAATGTTTAACTATTATTCCATAAGTTCTTGCATCAATCGGATCAGTAAAATTATAGTACTTTCCTCCCGTTATAACATACAGTTCCAAAAAAAAACGCTTTATACCCAAATCTAAACCTTTAACATCTCCATCACCAAAGATAGGTCGAAAATCCTCACCATATTTACTGACTATTTTGCGCACTTGTTCAGGTGTGGCCTTAAGATAAGACATCAAACGCCATGCTCCTCCGTTCCACCATGTATCTCCTATTCTTATCTGACCTCCTCGCTCTAGACCTTGTCTAACGCTTTGCACATGGGCATGTAAAGCGTAATCACTTATGAAAGGAAGTATATAATTACGATATTTCATTTTTAATTCTCTCACATCCCTTTCTAATGCATCAACGAGTCTAGTATCAACTGGTTTGGAACTAGAAGTTTTGGTATTAACGATTTTTCCATAACCCTGAGAAGTCGGCACTACTTTAATCGGTGGATTTTCAAGATCAAATCTAGCATTGGCGGCAGCAGTATGAGCTTCAAAATCATTAATTGACTCCAATTTTTCAACTCGCACAAAACCAGTTGTGCACCTTTTCATCATTTCACCTCTTTTTGCCAATTCCAACAAACGAGCGTATTCATTGCGCGCAAAAACTATTTGATCTTTTTTTTTTCCAT